CGGGTTTTCTTTGTCCACCCCGCCAAACCGGTAGACAACCTCTTTCACGATCTTCATATTGTCGTCCTTGATGACCCCGAGTTCAATCAAAGAATCATCGGTGAACTTCTGGACGATTGAGCATACATTGCCCAGGTCGAACGCCCTGCCGGATGAGGGAAATATCGTGTAGGTAAACCGGAACGGAGGCGCCTGGATATTTCCACCAGGAAGCGACTGCCGAACATGCTCCAGCATTTCCTTCTTTGCCGCATTGAGCGTGAAATGATGCGCGTTCCTGTAGATATTGAGGTTGAGGATGATCTTCTTGTCCTCCCTCGTTTTCCGGGGGATCATCACCTCAAGCGGAAGGATTAATTTCATGATTTTACCCTCGGCTCCCTGAGCTTGAGATAGTTCACAACCGACTCTTCCAATGTCGGCCCGACCAGCAGTCCGAGATCCTCTATTTCGGCCAAGACCCAGGCTGATATTCTGATCGAAACCGACATCTTCCGCTTGTGGTCCGGAAGCCTTGGCCGGTGAGCTGGCTTTGCCATAATGCTTTTCCTCGGTTAGTTATTGTCGTCCTTTATTCTATGCTTATAGTAGCGCAATAAGGGCTGCAAGTCAAGGGTGTTTTGGCAAAAAAAAGACCTGCAACGGATGGGGCCGCTGCAGGTCACACGGAGCGAAACACGGAGGGGAGCGTTTCGTTACTTAATAATACACCTTGCCGGGAAGGCTGGTCAAGGAGATTTTATTTCATGCCCTTTACTCTGTCGCCCTCAGCCGTTGAATCCGGTGTACGCAAGGGCCAGGTAGATTGTTGATCTTCTTGACGAAGGTAAATACACCAGAATCGTGTGATTGCGGAGAGTCGCATTTCCCGGCCCTCTGTTGCCCTGGGTGTGATTGTGGATCGTACGAGAGAGAGCACGCGTGCCCATCCCGCAACGCCAATTACAAAAGCGCCCCGCTACCGGGGAGGGAGGTCCGGCGCGGGGCCACCGCCAGGAGAGGAATTGCCTGACGGAATCTAGGAGTTCATTGATTTCAGCGCCTTGAAAAACCTCTTTCGCTCTTGCTCCAACTTCCGTCGCAACGCCGGTAGGAATGGAATAACCTTCGCCGGTTTCTTATCGCCTTTTCGCTTCAATCCAGAAATCCTCTTCGCACTGAACGCACCTCTGGCAACCTTGATATGCCTGCCGCCTCGCCTCCGGTATCGGATCGTCGCAGTCTATGCAATACCTGGCGGATTGTCCCCCAGGGCGAGGAACCCTGGAAATTGCATCAGCAACAGCTTTATCATGCCGTGGTCCGGCAATATCTGCGTCGTCAGGCATGGTCAGTTCTCATTGTTGGGCCATTCGTAGTGGTTGCCATCATTAAACCGGCCTCCCCATATACCGCCTACCGTTTCCCACCACTCTCCCAGCGGTCGATGGTCTTCAGTGCCGGTCAGATATCTGCCATGCTGGAAAAGGTTCAAATCAATGGCCAGCCGCAACTTGTGCTTGCTCATAGTAGCGCTGTAGCCAATTTTCTCCCCGTACTGACCGTGTACCCTTGGATCACGGAACAAATCGCCACAGGTGATCTCGTAGCCCATGTCAAGGGCCTTGTTGATGAGCGCCGGGAGCATTGAGGCGAATTTCTTTTGAGAGTCGGAAAGGCTCATAGAAAATCAGTCCTCCGTCGTCTAAACGGTGCGTGAAGTTCCTGGATATGGGCGCCGCGATAGTACCACATGGTCCATGGAAACTCGGGATCAGGACAACGCAGCACGACAACAGGAAAATCCCATGTGCAGACCACGCAGACCCGGCAAAGCCCGAACTTACCGTTCATCCCCATATCCACGCCGCGATTGCTCCACACAGAAAAACGAATATACACCCTAGGATCAGGTAATCTTTCTCGTAATCTCTCATTCGCGCACTCGCTCCCTGGTATGTCGCGGGCAACACTCGTTTTGGCAATCCCTCATTGCGCCCCAGATTAGGTCGTGGTCATTTTTGTTTGCCACCTTCAATTCTGCGATATCTTTCTCGTTTGCGCCCTTGTATTCCCGGAGGTCTGTCATTGCCGCAGTGCGATGGTCGCTCAACTTCGCTCGGAGATCGGCCCACATAACACCAATCGCACCCATTAATATTGTCCCAATCACAAGGAGCATTGGCCAATCGGCTGCGCCGGAAATTGTATACTGCTTTTCCAACAGCTGTTTTAAGATTGAAAGCAGTTGCGCAAATTGCTCTGATGTCATCCAGCCACTCCTTACCGCCCGGCCTGCTGAGGCTCACGGGCTGCCTGTGAATATTGTAGGCGTATCGCCCGTTGCTTCCTGCGCGTCCATCACGTCAACGGTTAACGGCGGCGGCAGGCTCTCCGGGCAAGTATCCTCGTATGGTAAGGAGTATTCTCGCCAGTGCCTCGCCTCGTCAACCAGCAAATCAGGAGTTGACCCCATATAATACTTGTGTCGAACCCCGATCAAAAACCGCTGGAACCCTTGCAGCTCAGAACAGACCGGGATACCGGAAAGACTGATGTCCCTGGCCAGAGCCGGGGAAAGTATGTGCAAGACGATACGCCACCATGGATAGACCCGCCCTTTGAACTTCTCTTCGAGTTGCGCTATGGCTCCGGCAAGGGTCTCCTGCGGGACGTTCGGGCGCATGATGATAATTTTGCGGCCCGCATACATCTTAAATAAGTTGTAGTTGTCGATTCGGCGGCGGGACTCAAAGGTATCGCCTGCGGCATTTTTGATTATCCCACAGTGGTTGTAGGTGGCTTCGCGGTCTGCCGCCTGGAGACGTTGCCGGATGTTGATCAGCCTGCCGAAGAAGCGATCAGTGCAAACGGCGAACTCATCACCGCAGCGAAGTTCTGGGAACTGCTGACTCATTTCACTTCCCCTTTTTCAATCTTCCTGCCGATACCGATAAGCCCACCAGCCGCAGTCAATTTCTCGACCGCTTTCTGGTACTCGCCGTTGAAGATATCAACCACTGCCAGCAGTACAAAACCGGCCACCGCTGCCCATGTTACCCATCCGCCCATTATTGCGGTCATATCTCCCCTCATTTTGTTATGGCACCATCGGAATGGTCGGAGAAACATCGGTTGCGTTCGAGGCCCTTTCATCCGTGTTGGACTTCATAACCTCCGGGGATATGGTAGAGCCGCAGATCATCAGCGTTGCGCTGTCGTGCAGGTGTACTGTCAGGTTCCGGCTACTGTTCGCGCAGCCGGCCAGCATCAGTGCCAGTCCCAAAGCAATAAATAGTCTCATCACCAGCAGTCCCCCTTTTGCATTTCATTTCCGCCTTTGACCTCAAATTTGGTCCCGTCACAGATGATTATGCCGCCCTTTCCTTTGTTTTTCGAATACTGCGCCCACACCCAGCGGCCCTTGTCTTTCGCGCCGTGCAGGGTCATAGCCTCGCCGTTGAAAGTGCAGGAGTTGTATTTGGGTGAGTCAGGGCATAGTACAAGCCCGACCCCGTTCCAGACCGCCGCAGGGTTCCAGTGGTGGAAGTGCTGGCTTAGTCCCGGCTGTGGCTCCGGAGTCGGCGTAGCTTCCGGCTTGGTCAGTGGGTCTTTCGAGGGGTAGGCGACCGACGCGCCCTTGGTGGCGTATGCAGGGCCGGCGATGATAACGAGTTTTTTGGTCGTCTGCGAGTTGCGGACCTCGATATTACCGTCCTTGTAACCATCAGCACCGATCGTGTACTTCTTGCCACCGGTATTCAAATTAAATTTGGAGCCGTATTCGCTGATCGGTTTGCTAAAATGAAAGTTCACCTCGTTGGTGAAGACATTTCGTGTTCCGTATTCAATTGTGATTGTCTGTACCGGGTCCGGGGGCGGCGGCTGAACAGGCGGTACATCTTCCGGAGGTGTTACCGGCTTACCGTCAAACCACCCGTCAGGGAGAGAGCCGAAAGCGTAGGCAGTGCCCGAGCAAAAGATCATGGCCGCAAGCATGAGGAAGGTTATTTTTTTCATGGTGCTATCTCCCGCTATGCCACGGTTCCAGGGCATAGGCCAGTCGTGTTAGTTTATCAGCAAAACATAAGGCCAGCGCAATAACAAATCTTCTCATCGTCCCTTCCTTTTTCTATTTTCGATTTGACAGCAAAGCGCATAGACGGCGGCGATAAAAACAATTACCCCGTATCCGAGCAGTATCCAGTATGTCACAGCATATCCTCCCACCCTTGGCAATGTTTTAGTTCATGGCCGAGTACGCTCTCAGCCCATATCCTTACCCGGCAAGTGCACATCTTATCTGTTTCCCACATTTTGTTTTCAGCACAGCTTAATTTTGCACATCCAAGTGCAGGGAACTTCCATATAGCAGCAAGTGGAACATCAGCAACACACCCGGCCTGAGTTGTCCAAAAGCCGTTTCGCTCGATCCTGATATCTACCTCAGCGTCTGCAAGCTCTTGTCCACCGTGGTGCTCGGCCAGTAAAGGATGCAGCCGTTGAGTACAGCCTGAGAGCAGCATGGTGCAGGCCCATATCGCTAGCGCCCACAGCAGGAACCCAGCTACTATGTCAGCATGGAATTTCATTTTGCCCAGATCCTCCCGTCATCAACGTGCCGTTCCAGGGACGGGGGAAGCCAGTCGTAACACTGCGCCAGGGTCAATTCGTCCTGCAGCGAGTAGCGTACCATCGGCTGCTTGTTGTCCATCCTGGCCTTAACGAGCTGTAGCAGCCCGCTTTTTGCAAAGAACGAAGTAATCAGCCCTTGAGTCGGCGTAATCTGTGTCAGCGTAATCTGCTTCGGCTGCTCCGGCAGTGGGTGCATCCAGTCCGGTACGCAGACAAATGTCTCGCCGTCGATCTCGCCTAGGTCGATCATCCCCGGCTGATCCTCGGCCGGTTCAGGCAGCTGCAGCTGGTAAACTGTGTACTGATCTGAGGCTTTGCGGTACTTGTAAAAAGAGGGCACGGTTAACCTCCATGATAAGGTTGAGCATATAGCGCAGGGACTGCGTCCGCTTGGCGTGGCCGAGCAGCGAGATTACTGCCTGCAGGTCGCTGCTGCGCACCCGCCGCCGAAACTTATACAGGCTGTATTTGCGGATCACCCTGCATGTGCGCCAGGTCCGATAGCCGACGAAATTGATGCCGCGGCGGATCTTCTGGATCGTTGTTTTTGACAGCTCCAGGCGCAGCTCATTTCTCAAAAACTCGATTATCCGCAGCCTGCAGGACAGGCACTGCTCTCGAGTCAGCCCGATTAGAACAAAATCGTCAACGTAGCGAACATACTGCCTGATCTTCAGCACCCGCTTGACGTAATGGTCCAGGCTGTTCAGATAGATCAGCGCATAGATCTGGCTGAGCAGGTTGCCGATGGGGATCCCAATTGGTTCCTCGTACTCGGCGAAAAGCATCATCACCTCGACCAGGCGCCTATCCTTGATCTTGCGCTCGATCTGCCCCTGAAGCACCGCCCGATCGATAGAATAAAAGAACTTGCGAACGTCCAACTGCAGGAAATACTCTTCGCCGCTGCACCGGCGCATGGCCTGCTGGGTGTAGTCGCTGGCCCGATGCGTTCCGTAGCCCTTGCGACAGGCAAAGGAGGTGGCGATGAACGTCCGATCGAACAGCGGGTAAATCACCCGGTAGATGGCGTGCTGCACCACCACGTCGGCAAAGGCCGGCGCATAGATCTCTCGCTCTTTCGGTTCCATGACCGTGAACTTATGATACGGTTGTGGCCGGTAGGTGCCAGCCAGCAATGCCTTGTGCAGGCACATGATCCGCGCTCCCAGGTGCCGCTCGAATTCAAAACAGGCGCGCTTGTTTCGCTTGCCCTTCCTGGCGTCCTCGTAGGCAGCCAGAAGGTTGTCGATGCTGAACACTTTGTCAAACAGGTTGCCGATTCGCTTCATTGCTCAAAACCTGCCGGGCTGGCCGTCGGATTGCTCCTACCAGAAAGCCGGGCAAAAAAGATTTCGCCGTTATGCAGGACTGCGCATCCCTGTGGCTCCACTATGCACTCATCGCGCTTTGAGGGGAACCGTAGTCGAGCCGAAAGCCCACGTTGTTGTTCGAGTTCGCCCGATTGTTATTCCAATTGGCCGCCCAAACCCCGGCATTCGTGCTGTTGTTCCAATTCGCGCCGGACAACAGGCACAGCATGTTAATACGCAGCCCCTACTGCCATTTGTTTTCATCCTTCATTTTCTTGATCCAGCCGCCGATCATCGCGCCCAGTTCGTCCACCATGGCGCTGATTGCCAGATAACGGTGCCGCGCGGTCTCGGTGGCATCGTCCTCATCATCCCGGCCGTCCTTGTAGCGGAAATAGCCGAGTTCATTGGCCAGGTGCAGCTGCATGCGCAGCTTCTCGTGGGCGATGTCCAGGTTGCTCAGGGTGGTTTTCTTGTGATACCGCTTCTGCCCCTCGGTGATGGCATCGTAAATTTCATAGGCCGTGGTCCTGATCAGGTTCGCCAGGGCGAACTTTTCGTGTTTGGGAAAGTGGTTGAGGTAGATATTGAGCAGTTTCGCGAATTCCACGAATTTTCTATTCAGTCCTGCCTCAGAATTTGCGCCCATAGCCACTCGCTATCGCTCGTTTATACAGGGTAACAGGCGAGCCGAAAGCCCACGTGGTAGTCCGAAGTCGTCCGAGAGTCGCTCCAATAGGCCGCCCAAACCCCGGCAGCCGTAGCGTAGCCCCAAGAGCCGCCGGACAACAGGCACAGCAAGTCACGCAGGTACTGATAGTTGTAGTCCTGCCCGAAAAGGTTACTGCCGGCGATTGACATCCCGGCAGCAGATGCCGGGACTCCGAGTCCGGTGAGGAGTCGGGCGCTACCGGACACGTCCCCGGCCAGAACCTGGCCGGCACCGTCGCCGAACCGCTGGCCAAATGTGTTGTTGCTGGCGTAGCTTGTCTCAAATGCCGGGGCAATCGGCTCCATCATTGCCGCCACGCCTGGTGCGCCCCAGTGATCGGTGGCTGCGGCCGCGCCTGAGGTGAAATTTTTCATGGCTGTGGAGGTTTTGGCGACGTGGAATGCGCCGAATGTGAATGTCCCCGGATCGGCACCGGCATCGTATGCCGCGTAGGCTGACGTGTCCGGAGCACCGGCCAGGGTGAACGTGTCGGCTGACGGCGTGGTGGCCACTGTCCACAACCTATCCTTGATATTGACCCAGTCCGCCTGAGTGATACCGTTGATCTGGATCACCGCGCCTGGTGACAGTCCGTGTCCGGTCTTGGTGAATACCGGCGTTGCCGCAGACGTAATCCCCTCGATTGCTGGGGAGGTGGCAATGCAGGTAATCCCGAGGGAAATCTCCCACATCAACCCGTTGAGGTCTGCCACGCCGCAATTTTGTCCGTTGTGGGTCGATTTGGCGAATTCGTTGCCCACCCCGCCTCCGTATCCAGCAGAGCCAGTCTTGCCGCAGTTTGAGTAGCCATCCGACTCCCACTTAACAGCGGTGTCGTTAGCATCAGCCAGAGCGTTATTGTTGCACCCTTTAACGAAATTGGTAGTGGTCGCCGAGTACCAGGCGCAATTCGTGGCTGAGCTGGCCGCCTGGCCGTGAGCCAGGGCGAGCAGGGCCAGAGCGGCGTGCACAAACCGCGAGCAGCAGAAAAATATTGACGAGGCATTGACCGCACCGGCAACTCCGTCCCTCGCATGGGCCGCATCCACTGCGTAAAAATATGCATTCCCCGCGCAGGCGGTGAGGTCGGCAATCGGGTTATGCACAGAGCTGGTTGATATCGGCAGCCCGTTTTTGACCGACGCGGCGACGAAGCCGGCACCCTTGGCGAGCTTGCTGGCCATGTATTTATCAACCATGCACCCGCGCTTCGTCACGCCGCCGTCAGTGAAAACCCGGTGTAAGGCGTAGCCGGCCGAGTTGGCCGCCGCCTCGTTGACAAACGCGGATTCCGGCAGAACATCTACAGAGTTGACGCCGTAGGTCGCATAGGTCGGGTTGCCAGTATGGCCTATGCGGTAGTAGAACAGCGGTACCCAGCACATGACCGAACCGTCGGCGTACTGGTAATTGCCGTAGTTATCATGGCCCGGCGTCGTGGTCCCGGCCAACGCTGAAAACCCAGCAGGCGTTGATGGGACAACCCCGACGCCGAAGCCGGCCGCGCCCGGGACGCCAATATCGTTTGCCCCTTCGCCACTGCCGGAACCGTGGAAGCCCGGAGAAAACGAGTCGCCGATCGGACCGCCTATAGAGGGATGCACCGGCGGACTCATCACCTTCTCCAGTCCACGCCGGCGGCAGCGGCAGTGGCCGGCTTGCTGATCCGGACCGCCATTGCCCCGAACATGGAAATGATGTGGTTGGTGCTAGTCAGGCTTTTGGCGGCCGCACCGTCAATCATCAGCTGCTCCCAGGCCGCGCCGTTCCATCGCTGCAGGACGATAGACTCTCCCTCGCCCAGCACCCCGGTAAGCTGCAGCGAGGAGCCCAACCCCTCGGGTATTGTGATTTCATACGTGGTCGCCTCCGCTGTTGGGGCAATCAACACCTTAGGTGGCCCCCAGGCGAGGGCGGTGGTGGCTGCCAGCAGGACTGTAAGCATGATGGCCATGGCCAGTTTATTCATAGCGAGATCCTCCTTGTTGAATAATCACGGTGCCTCTTTTTCTGGTGAGGTTTTTGTTCTCTGCCATCGATGATATTGGATGGCCCCGAGGTGCAGAACTCCCCTCAGTATGCCCATTCCGTCTTCGCGGCAAAAACGGTAGTATTCGAGATCGATGCTCAGCTTCGACTTGAGGTCGCCCGGGAGCAGGCCGAGCTGGACCAGCTGGATCAGCGCGTCATGGGCAGCGGACCCCCTCATGTTGGTCTTTGTGTCCCGCGCCCTGGTGGCGCCGTCCCAGGCATATGGATGAATCAGGGTAATAGTCCCGTCCAGGTCCAGAATGATCCGTTCCGTCTCGATTCTGGCAGGGGGAATGATCCTGGTCTGGTATCGCACGGTCCTGGAGGTCTCGTAGTCATACCGGACCTCCCGGTAATAAATTTTGCTGTCAAGTGTCATTGGCTTGTCCCCACCCCGGTACACGGGCCGGCCCTACTGCACCGTGTCGGTGATATCGATAGTGGTCGGCGGGCTGTCGTTGGGGATATTCACCCCGTTGCCGTCGCCAAGATCGTTGCCGGTCAGGTGCGTTTCATTGGTAGAGTAAACGGCATTCTCGCCCGATACATTCACCGTCCCCGGCCGCTTCAGTGCCTCATAGGCAACGAAGCCGATCGCGCCGTACGGAACTGCCGACACAATATCTCCGCTGACCTTAGCCGCGAGCTCGTAGCCGTTTAGGCCTCGCGCCGGGTAGCCCTTGGCGACATCAGCCAGCCCGCCGATCGCGACGAGCAGCCCGCACTGTTCAAAAGACATCCCGGCGCAATCAACTTTTGTCCGGCCGTTCGCTATGCGGTCATAATAGACCGCATCATCACTCATCGTCTGCACAGCTACGACCCTTCCGTCCCTATCGTAGGTGGTGATCGTATTCAGGTCGCCGCCCAGCCTGGCGCAGCCGGTGAGGGTTGTCAAGAGTGCAGCCATCGCGACCAGAATAACCCGAGTTGCATTTTTCATAACTCCTCCATTTGCCTGATTTTATACTGGATAGCATGCACAGCGGTAGCCGTAGGTCACAACCGCCGCGGACCTTGAGTACGCCTGCCTGACAGCCCAAGGGCTGGCCTCAATCCCATCATTGTAGTCGCCACCCGATGCCAGCCCGACGGCGTCCAGGATATACTGGTTAAAATACGCCTGTCGAAATAGGTCAGACCCGGCAGCGGATATCCCGGAAGCTGCGCCAGGGAAGCCAAGCCCTGTCAACAGCCAGCCGTTCCCGGAGATATCGGCTGAAAGCACCTGGTTGCTATCGTTTCCGAATCGCCTATCGGCGCCGTTATTCGGGTAGTCGGTTCTTAGCGCCGGGACAAGCGCATCAAAGGCTTCAAAATCATCCACATCCCAGTGATCAGTAGCGGCTGTGGTGCCTGACGTGAAATCCTTCATCGCGAAGGATTCCTTTGCAACATGGTATCGGAAAGCCCGTCGCATTGTGCCCGGATCAGTTACTGCGTCATAATCAGCGGCGAATCCGGAAGTGTCCATTCCGTCGAGTGAAAAGCTGTTGTCATCTATCCGGGTGACACTGAACACCCTCCCGTTGAGGCCTGACCAGTCCGGCTGAGTTATGTCCCGGATATATACGGGCTTCCCGGTCACAAGCCCGTGAAATGGCCATGCCACAACACACGGATTGGCCCTGGTCATACCTGCAATAGCTGTATATATCCCTGTAATGGTGTACCCAAGATTGACCTGGCTCATAAGGCCCTGCACGTCGGATACTCCGCAGTTTTGCCCGTTGTGCGTGCTCTTGGCAAAGACGTTGCCCGCGCCGCCGCCGTATCCAGCACTGCCGGTCTTCCCGCATGTGGAATAGCCGTCAGGCTCCCAGATAACTGTCGCGTCGCTGTAGTCGCTGTACGAGTCATTGCATCCCTTTGGCACGTTCGCTACGCCACTGGCGTCGTACCAGGCGCAGAAAGTCGCGCCGGCCGCCGCCTGTCCGTGCGCGAGGGCGAGCAGGGCCAGCGCGGCATGAGTAAACCTGGAGTTGCAAAAGAATATCGATTCCGGATTGACCGCGCCGTCTACGCCGTCTCTCGCATGCGCACAGTCAACCATGCTGTAGATAGCGTTGGCACTGGCAGCGGTCAGTTCCAGAATTGGGTTGTGCGCGGATGAGCACGAGATCGGCAGACCGTTTTTGATGGATGATCCTATATATCCCGAGCCCAAGGCGTTTTTTGAGCACAGATATTTGTCAACCATGACCCCTCGCTTGACTGCACCACCGTCAACGAACGACCGGTGCAGGGCATAGCCGGCCGCATTTGCAGCGGCGACATCGGCAAACGCCGACTCGGGCAGCACGTCAACCGCGTTGGCCCCATAGGCCGCATAGGTCGGGTTGTCGACATGGCCAATCCGGTAATAGAACGCCGGGATCCAGACCATGATCGAACCATCCGCATACTGATAATTGCCATGGTTGTCATAACCAGGGCTGCGCGTCCCGGGCAGCTCGACAAACCCCGATGGCACCACGGGACAGATGCCGACACCGAAACCGACGCCGCCGGCGGCGCCGATGTAATTTTTGGGCTGCGGGTGGTACAGCTTGAATGCCGGATCCACCACAGCCTCAGCCTCGGCCGTAAACTCCACCTCCCGGACCGGGGCCTCCGGCTCGACCAGCTCGCAGGTAGCGGGCACGGTCTCTGCCAGTTCGCGGGACGGAACCTCAGTCTCGACCAGCTCACGGGCCGGCACCTCGGTTTCGGCTATTTCACGGGTCGGCACGGCTCACGCCTCAGGCAGCACGGTGGAGGTCTGGACAAAGGTTACCGTGCCCATGGCAAAGGGCAGGTCCAGTCCGGCCGGATCGCGCAGCACCAGGGTGTGATATCCGGCGGCAACGCTGATCAACCGGGTCACCAGGTCGGTCAGGGAGAGTTTCACCTTGCCCTCGGCCGGAGTGATTGCGCAGGTAAACTCCGCGATCAGGCCGGCTGCCTGCGACTGCCCCGTCCTGATCTGGTCGTAGGCGGTATAGTCAGTCAGGTCCAGCGGCACCCCGCTCTGCGTGAAGATGATCTCATCCTCGAAGTCGGGGCCGACATAGATGATCAGCGGCCAGTCGTAGGGTATAATCATAGCTTGCCCTCGTTTATCTCAAATGGCCGCTTGTTATCGTAGCTCTACCCAGGCGTTTGCATCGCACACACTGTTCCGGCAGCCGACCGAGTAGGTAGCATTGGGGGGGACCGGGAAGGACACCGACGAGTCACCGTTAGGGGGTGTTGAGGTGAACGCAACAAGTTTGCCGTTCAGCCTTGCCTCAAGAGTACCCTCCCCGGCAAAACAGGCGCTGACCATTACGAAAATTGTCCTCCCGCTGCGGTTCTTGTAAATAGTGTTAAAAGCCCGCTTGCCTATAAGCTGCACGAGCACTTGGCCTTCGCCGATGTCGTGTGAAAGGGCAGGAGAGCTTAAACTAAGGGCCAAGCCGAAGAGTACCGCAAAGATCAGTTTTTTCATTGCCTTACCTCGTTGTTGTTGTTTACCGCAGTTCAGACCACTGCTCGACGGAGCAGCCGCCTGTCGTGTTAATCCTGTAAGAGCTGCCGGCGGGAACGATAAAGCTGATCGGGGCTATATCGGTGCCGTTGTTGTCAGAGTACCAGGATGCCATTAAAGATCCGTCGATAAGCACGGTAACTCCGGCAATCGACGGCGAAATCTCCAGGATTGTTGCCATAACCATAATTGACCGGCCAGTGGTGTTGGTATAGGTGACACCAAGCGACCTGGACGCCTTGACATTGGTCCACGTCTGGCCATCGCCAAGGGCAAGCGC